ACCTATTAAATTTTCCATTGTTTTTTATTTTTTGTTGTATCTATCCCAGTTTTGTTGAACACGTTTTGCGTGTACTAGGTCTATTTCTAATTGTGTTAGTATTTGTTTTTCTCGTAGCTTATCGCAAGGGCACTCTTCTTTTGTTTGCTCTAAGATAGCTAAAGTTATTAAAACTCCTAAAATAAACGATATTATTATTTTCATTTTATGTTTTTTTTAAGGCAGAACGCATCTGCTCCGTATTGTTTTAATTCTTCAATTCTAAATTTCTGCAATGGTTTGAGCGTGTCGTGTGATTCTTTGACTTCGATAAACATAGGTTTCTCACCCTCTTTTAAACAAAGTAAATCGGGGATTCCATTTTTGTTTGTCTTAATCAAGTTTATGACGTAATATCCTAATTTCTCATACTTCTTAATTAACTCTGTTTGGTACTTACTAGCCATTGATCCTTTTGAAATAATTATTTGTAAAATCGAGTTTGTTGCTCACTCGATTATAAATGTGTTTCTCAATTCCACCTTTTGAAAATATGAAATAAACATTATTGTCTTTTGTTCTTTCTTTCGATGTCATTCGGTCTTTTCCTTGGATGTATGACAATGCGCTAAACTCGATGTTGTAATAGATTAGCGCATCAGCGGTCGATAGGTTTACCCCCTCTCTACTGCTCCTTATTTGTCCTAGGAATACCTTATCTTTTGATTGGTTAAACTCCTCTGGGCTCTCGGTAAAGTTAATGAATAATTTCTTTAACAGATTGAATTCCTCTTTAAAAATATAGAAGATGGCTATCTTCTTCCCTTTGAAATGTTCGCGAATAAACAATCCTTTGTTGTAGTCGAGTATCTTCGAGTTACCGCTTTCAAATTTGATTGTTCCGCTACACAATTGGTGTATCTTATTTTGCAATTTTACCGATGTGTCTGCTAGTACTACTTCGTTCTTTCCCTCAATAACTAGGTCTTTCTTCAGTTGCTTGATTAGTTTGTAGGTCTTTGGTTGCATCTCAACCTCTAGAACGTACTCATTAACTCGCTGATTAAATCCGGCTTGTTCTTGGGTGTATGAAATGAAGTAGTCGTTAATTTTATCCATTATCTTGTCTTTGTATGCTCCTGAATAGTCGTTAACGGTTGCGTAACCTAAGTCTCTTTTAACTACGTTAACATAATCTTTTGCCCACTTGTAAAAGTTTGCGTACTCTTTGAATGGAGAGTAAATATCGGAGAGTCTAAACTGGTGGAATAGTTGCGAGTAAGACTCTGGACTCGGTGTTCCTGATAGTAAAATAATTTTTGAATAAGGATTATCTTTGATTAGTTTCTTTAGGTCTTTAAATCTTTTGCTAGGCTTGGGATAAGTTCCTATTGAGTGCGCCTCGTCAATTATAAACACGTCATAACCTCCCTCTATTTTGTGTAGTGATTCGTAATTAATAACGGTTAGTTTGTACACTGGGTTAAGTAGTTCGTAATCTTTTTCTATTGATTTTATTGCTTTTTTCTTGGTTACAAAAAGAACATTGTTAACGGTAAATTTATCTGCCAAGGCTAAAGATGTTAGCGTCTTTCCAGTTCTTACTTGCATCGATAGGTAAACCAAGTTTAGATTGATTAACTTAGAGTACCCCTCGTTTACAATACCCTCTTGATATGGTCTTAGCTTAATCATAGTACGGTTATTTCGTTGGTTATGTTGTGAAGTATGTTTAATTCATCGAAAGATGTTTTGGAAAAGTCAAAATCTAGTTGAAAAGCAATCCAGCATCCTTTGTGGAATCTTACTTCTTGTTTACAAATAAAGAACCCTTTTTCTTCGACTGAGTCGATTAATTTCTCTCCGATAATATCACCTTCGTATATTTCAACTCCTTTTGAGTCTTTTAAACCAGTGTATCTTTGAACCTCGACGTGGTTGAGGGCGATTAATTTGTTCAGGTTCTTTAGTATTTTAATACTCTACCAGTCGTAGGATGCGCCAGTTGCTTTGTTTATCGCTCTAAATTTTATCATCTTATTATTGGTTTTTTGTTGTACAATTCTCTTCGGTCTATTTCTGTTAGTTTGCCAGTGTCTAAGTTCTTAACGGTGTCTTTAGCGTTCCAAGGGGATTTCTTAAATGACTGCTCGTCTTTCTCAGTTGAGGTGGTTCCAACGATTCTGAGTCTTTTGTCTGACCCTTTAATGTGGAACACCTCGTGAACATTAATACTTCCGTTGTCGTTAATTAGTGGAGTCATAATTAAAACGGATTTTCTTCTATTTCTATTTCATCTCCTATACTGAACCATCTTTGTCCGTTTGTGTTTCCCTGAGTAAATTCTTGTCCTATAAATTTAGCGTATTTCTGTAACCAAATATTAAAACGCTTTCGAGTAAGCCACTTATTAAAATCTTTGTATTCTGAAATAAAATTATCAAAATATAAAACTTTGTCGTTTCTTTTCCCAACGGGTAGGTTATCCTTATCGGTTGCCCATTCGTAAAATTCCATGGAAGTTTCAGCAATAAACTTTCTAAGTTTTAGGTTCTTTGCGTTTTGCTTTACAAGTCCATTCTTTAAATAAGCTTGTAGGCAATAAATCATGTAATTGTCAAAGTTAATAAAATCTTCCTCATTCCATTCATCAAATAATTCTCTTCCAAACTCGTCAAATGGAGTTAAAGCATCTCCGTAATACTGGGCAACTTCTAATTCGAATCTTCGTCTATTATGTGAATTTCCCTCTCCTTTTATTGCGTAGTTAGTACTAATTAACATCTTTGGGGATTCTTCTACGCTTAGCTTTATGGCATCTTTATTCTTTCTCTCTAGGGTTATTCCCTCAGTAACTAAACTAAATTTTTGCTCAAAATCAAAATTTTTCTTTACATCATCAAAAACAAGTACTTGTGTATCTTGTGTAAGTGTTTGATATGGAAATGATTTTTTATCGTCAAAAGTTTTTCCGTCCAAAATAGCCACCTTTCTAATTTGCCTGATACCCTGAACAAATAATCCCTTTCCAGTACCTCCCTCTGGATTGTCCGAAATAACTTCGTCATTGAGAATTATACACTTGTTATTCCTTTTGTTTTTATAATTTGAAATAAGGTATCCTATTGCCGTTTCTGTTGCCAAAGGTTCTTTGTTTGAAATGTTAAAAATGAATTTTTTGTAATCATTTTTAGTTGTTTCTGATTTTACAAAATCTCTTTTTATTATTTGATTATCCCAAATGTAGCCATCAATGTCAATGTAGTCAACAAGTCTACAATCGTTTTTAGTTACCTCAACAACCCCATTTGAATAAGCAATATAAGAAACGTCTTTAGTACCCTTTAAAAGCATTAATTCAATAGTATCTAGTATCAAAAGAAACGCCTCTGTAAATAGATTCTGATACGATGCGCAATACTTATACACTTCGCTATGTCCATTTTCAAGCAAATAATTTAAAACAAAATCTTTGATTTTTGCCTCAGAAGTTTCCTTAACTTTATTTGATTCTACTTTTACAAAAGTTGGTTTTTCAGCATTTGCTGGAAAGTATTTTTTAAATCCACTGTTTTCAAGGAAGAATTTATATTTTAAAGTGTCAACAATAACTTTTTGTTTTCCGTTTTTTTGTTCTTCCGTATACCAAAAATCCTCGTGTTCAATTACTTCTTTAATTTCATCGTAAACCTCTGGTTCAATCTTATGCTTATGTATAACTCTTTTTTTACCCTTGCTCAAATCTGACTTTATTCTATCTATTTTAGAATAATCTTCAAAGTATTTTGTACCAAAACTTCTTTTTTTGTAAGCAGATTTTATAGCGTTTTTCATTTCACTTTCTGAGAAATCTCCGTAAACCACATTGTTAAATATGTAATTTTCTGTGAAAAATTCACTCAATCCATATTCGCAAAATGCTCCAGCTAAATCAAAAATATAGTTATTCCTTTCTCCTTTAACAAAATCCTTTTGCCAATTAAAATTAATTATTTTCTCAGCAATAACGTGTTCCTCATTTATTGGTAGTAGCGGTGGCTTTTCATTAACCGTAAAACCTTCATCTTTTAATACTGGCTCAAACGTTTCAGCATCCCAATTTATGTATATCTCAGGATCGTAAGACTCAAAACAAACTCTACTTACATCTGAATTAGCAGTATCAAAATAGTCATATTGAAACTTATCCGAAAACTCTTTAAAATATTTTGAATGAGTTATTTTATCTGTCTTGGGTATTTTTACAACTCCTTTTATTCCATTCCCACTAGGAGAAATAAATAAGCTTACAAAATGTTTGTTCTGTTTTAAAATTGACAAATGACTATACATTTCTTTGCTACTAGGATATTTATCGAAATCAACTATCATTAACCCTGAATGCTCTATAAGTCCACTTGCTCCTCTTTGAGAAAACGAACCGTTAAACATAATACACGGCAAAGTATTTTTTAAATACTTATCTCCTTTTCTAATTTTTTCTATCTTATCCTTGCTTTTACCGTTTTTTATACGATTAAACACACCCTCTAAAGTTAAGGAGTAAGGAACATCCTTAGATTTATAAAGGTCTTTAAAAACGCTTATTTTAGTTTCTTTCATAAAAAAACAATAAAGCACCCTCAATTAAATTAATTCCTATTAGGCGTAAATGAAGCCTATTAATTTAATGGTGTTGGGTGCAATTAAAAAATCTGTGTATATCATTCACTTTGTTTAATAATAGGATATGCAAATATAGTAATATTTTTCAAATATTTAGATAATTAAAATAATTATTTGTAAAAAACTAATTTGCAAACATTTACGAAAAAAAAACAAGTTTCGCAACACATTGAAATCAAAAAAGCACCCCCCCCTATCAAAAAATAAAAAATAGTTTCTAGGGGGGGTAGGAAAACCCCAAAATAATTTTAAAATGTGTACTATTAAACCACAAAAAAACCCTATCAAAATTAATTGATAGGGTTTGATATAGGTTGTTTAGTTTGGTTTAGAATGGGTCTTCTTCTGTTTCAACATCTTCCACGACTTCATTTCTTCCAAAGTATGAATCCATATAAGACTGCAATTTATCTGCGCACTTGTTCGCCATTTTATCCTCGGACTTTGTAATATTTGACCCGATAGTAAATTCGGGAGAAGAAAATTTAATACTTCCTTTCTTTCCCTCCTTTGCAGAATTAACTTCAATCCATTGGTTATCCAGCAAATGATTGTTGTCATTGTAGAAGTCTGAGTAAGCCTTAACTCCGATTCCTTTTAATTGTATGTTAATAATCTCTCCTTGTTCGTTCATTGCGTATATCGAACGATGATACACCGCTCCAGCGTTCTTTATTCGCTCCTTGATATCTTTGTACAATCCACTTCCAATTTCTCCACCTTTGAACGCTTTTACGTTCATTTCCTCTTTTCCTATTGAGTAAACCTCATTTGAGTAGATACCGCTTTCTGAGGCATCATTCCAACCTTTTACAGTATGGTAGTGTTCTAAGAACAGAAACTTGATTGGTAATTCCACAAGGATATTCTTTCCTTGCTCTTTGTCGTAATAGGAAAAAGCTTGCTCATTGCTTTTCCAGTTTAAGTACTTCGTTACTGGTGAAGTTGATCCGTTCGTTGGTCTGTTTAATCTTGCCATCGTTTTTTGTTTTTATCTCGCTTTCCAAATATGTAGGGGAAAGCATCCTACTTTATTTTTAAATTAAATTGCTCCACAATGTACGCATTTTCAATTTGTTTACCAAGTTTTAAGTCTTTTTTTATTGCAATTTTATCCGCTTGTTCCGTTACCTTGATTGTTTTGTATTCCTTTGGTAACTGGTTCACATCCTCCACCTCAACTCGTTCAGATTTTCTTAATCCGAATGTGTTTGTTCCGATAGTAAACTCTCCGAAAGTTTGAATAGCCCCTACAAGCCTATTCTTTAGATTATGGGTAAGAGTATTGTTTCTTTTCTTCAACGCTTGTAACCTCTTTATTTCATTGTCAATTTGCATATTAAAAGCATCCTTTGCCAATATTACAGAATGGTAAGCGATTGCTTTATTTTGTAACTCATTTTGGTTAATGGTTAATTGTTGTTCAATCTCTGGAGTTATTTCTCCATCCAGTTCTTCCACTTGGTTAATTAGTTCCAAGTATTCTTGTTTGATGTCGTATAGTGTGTTTTTCATTTGGTGTATTTTGAGATTAGTATTAAATTGTAGCATTGCCCCGATTCAATTCTTTTAACCGCTATTAGAGACAATCCTTTTCGCTTTGCATATCCCTCTTGGCTTATGTTGTGCTTAACTCTAAACGTATAAGACTCAAGCAAACAAGATAGTATCTCGTTTCTGATACTTCCTTTCGGCAAATCTTTTAGAAAAGTATCGTTATTGATACGTTTTGCAAAGTTAAATATCTTGTCCATAGTTAGTTGATTAGGTTGTTACTGATAAAAACAAGTTACCCAACATTTAAGTCAGGCAACTTTGCTTCTATGTGAAATTTAGGGCTTATTTGTTTCCCTCTTTGCTCTAACCAACTATAAGAATCAAGTCCTACTTTTTGCCTTATCAATCGGATGCCTCGCCAAGTCAGTTTCCCTTTGGTTATTTCGCCTTTAATTGGTGGTTCTGCCATTGTTCGTAAGGCTATTATAAATAACTCTTCTTCTTGTCTGCGAACTTCATCAAAAAAACGTTGGGTAACACTGGCTATATTTAATGCCAAGTGATCGTCAACTTGAAAGTTCGGGTGTTCAATTCTCTTTAATTCGTATTCCATAATTTTTAGTATTAAATTTGGCACTAAACATAGCCTAAACGTTAGGGTGCATTAGTCAGTCATACTAACAGTCCATTCAAAAAACGATTGACTGTTTAGTAAATCAAAAAGCTTAGGTATTGAGTCTTTTTCTATAATCAATCCTTTACTAATATCTATTATTAGGTGTCTATTTGGTTTTTCTGTTTTTCCAGAGCCTTCTCTTAATCCTGTCACAAAAGGCATATTTTTTAATTTATCTATTACTTCTTCCATTTTAATTAACGCACCCTAACAATTTGTATAAATAATAGCCTGTTAAGGTGTCTTTTTAAAGCTATTTTGTATTTCCAAATTTAGTTTTTTAATCAAAGTTTCTCGCTTACTTTCGGCTACACACCATATACAATCACGTTGGGCGTAATGCTACTTCCACCAATAATCATTTGCATTTATGCTATTAGGATTACTACATACTTCATTAATACTAATAGTAGAACTAAGTCGCTCATCCTTGATTAAATGGTATTCCCTGTTTTTATATTCGTAAATTAATTTGTCACCAAATTTTTCACTATGAAATATATTAGGTGATACCTCAATAAATTTCATTCCTTTATAATAAAACCCTTTCATATTTTCTAATTTAAACCGCTACTACACACAACAACGTATATAAGTAATGGCAGGTTATTGTTTAATTCTAAGTTTCTGTTTATCTATTTACTTTTTTCTTATTCGATAAGTAGGTGCTTTCTATCTACCACTACTTATATACTGTACCGTTAGCCCACATTAGGAGTGCCTAAAAATTTATGGTTTAGCTCAGCCATGTACTCATATCCGCCCTTTTGTTTCAAAACTTCATTCAGTTTTTTAACTTCTTCACTCCAATAATCATTTTCTTTATTCATAATTCGTAAATTTTACATACACTATACCCGTTATGTACCATTAGGTAACTTACGTATCATCCAATTAACCATATCTTTATAATTTATGCTTGTAGTCTCTTTATTACCATTATTATCCTTCGTTATTAAGGTGTCGTATTGGTATTGTTCGTGTTCTATTTTTACAAACTCTTTAGCTTCTTTACCTTTACTTTGTGCATACTGTCTAAATAATCTTCTTCCATTCATATTTTTTGGTTTTATTGTAGCAAAAGTTGCAATCACCTTCTTTTGTCATTATCTTTTGTTTTAGTTTTTAATCCGTTACTATTCATATTGCAAATACGTTGTATGCCATTAAAGCATCGCTTGTAACTTATTTCTTCATTTGACTTTTCTACTACGTCTAAAAGGTTTTTATAATTTTCCATTTTTCTAACATTAATTAACCTAAATACTATAATACCGTATCAAGAATTCAAGTTTGTTCTTCTTCTCTTTCCAGTAATTCCACTCTGGTAGTTCAATCCGAACAAAGTACTCTATTACTTTTAGCTCTTGCCTTGCCAGTTCAACTATATCAGCCTTACTCATTCCCTTTATCAACTCCCTTACAAAAGTAGGACTGACAGATTCGGGTAAGCTATTCCTCACTAAGTTGTATATGACCCTATTCATACCCAAAGATGCACATTAACTTTGATATTTCAAAATTATAGAGTTAGAAATTTCCTCTCTTTTGTCAGCGGTGAAATTCACCATTTTATGAGTAAGCTGGTTATTCAGTTTCCTAACGTGGTGTCTAATCTCTTTGTCAAACTCTTTGAAGTTTTCAATTTGAGTTGATGAGTGTATAATTGTAGCGTGGTCTTTGTTTATGAATTTACCTATTTTAGTAAGGCTCTCATTAGTGTAGATTCTGCAAAAGTAAGCGTACAATTGCCGGGCATAAACATACTCCCTTAGCCTTGTTTTACGAGTCTTAACTTCTTCAAAATCCATTCCTAACTCCTTGCAAATAGTCTTTAGAATTAACTCCTTGGATAAGTGGCTTAATGGTTTAAAATTCTTGAATGTTCCAGCGTAGATGTATGGATGTATCATTGTGCTTTCTGTATTAATTCGTTTATACTCTCCTTTGTTCGTTGATTGGAGTTGTAGTTCTCAATGCACCTCCTGAATAAATCAATCACCATTGGAGCATTCGCCTCTGTTAGGTTTCTATTACCTCTCACGATTGCCGTAAGTGTCAAAGGATTGTATGAATGATTTTCAGCTATCTCTTTAATATCTCCAATTTTTTGGTTGTAGATTATGTAGTTGGCTAACTCCTTACTGATTGGAGTTCCAAAATGTTTGTGTTCAAATATTGCCATTGTTTTAGTTTTTAAAATTTGTGTTATCTATTAAATATTTTATCTCTTTTTTTGTCAAATTCCAGTCTATTACAAAATCGGAAAATTCTTCTTCAATACTATTCCAAAATTGATAGGTTCCAGTTCCGTTACATTCTTCGCATTTAACTTCTCTGTAACAACCTCCGCAACATTCATTGCTTTGATTGTGGCAATTCATTACTTCACTTTTACCACTTCCGTTACATTCTTCACAATTTCTCATAAGTTAAATAATTCGTTAATTTCTTTAAAGAAGTCTACTCCTCCGATTGTTGTCGTTACAATTCCACCAAGTTCCCTAACGTGGAATCTTAATTCTGCTCTTGTGTCAAAGTTCATAAATTCGGTTGCTCCATCTTTCCAGTCTTGGATGTCATCTATTAGAGTTGAGTCTGTTGTCTTAAATTCCCCAGCGATTGCATAGTCTTCAATCACATAAACCTTGAAATTTCCTTGTCCTTGTTTTTTAATGATAAAATCTGTCATCTTGTTTTGGTTTTGTGGGGAGTTGCCTCCCCTTGTTAATTTATTTAGTTACTACTTTTGCACTGATTAACGTGCAGGGTGTGCTAAATCTTTGAGCGAGTATTTGAGTTGCCCAAATGTTTGCAATTTCTTGGTCTCCGTACTCATTCCAGATTTTTTCTTTTGGTGTAATGTCTGCTACCATTATAGAATTAGCAGCTATAATTCCGTTTCCGATTCTGCTGTTCGGCTTGTAAGTTATTTTCAAAGTTGTCATATTTTTTGGTTTTTAATTGTTGTTTTGTATTGATTACATTACAAATATAGAACACTTTTTTATATCTACAAACTTTTTTGCAAAAAACTTTTAAAAATTTTCTTCTTTCGTGAATTTATTAGGCTTTTCAATCACTTCCGATTGAATCATTTTGAGCAATATTGAATAGCAAGTAAGATCAAGCATTGAATCTTCAATAGATTCGTTGTTTGGTTCAGCACCTTGTAACAACACTCCAAGCCTTGCAACCTTTGTAGCAATCAATGATAAGCAATTCTGTTGAGCAGATAACCCAATAATGCTTCCAGCAAGTTTAAAGTTGCTTAAACGGTCTGTATTGGAATAGTCATTCCCCTTTTTAAACATAGTTTGTTTTACTTCTTCAATTATTACCTCAAATTGTTCTTGTTGCTCTTTTAGATTCATATTTTATTTTGTTTGTAAATCTTAGAAATTTTCTCCATTTCACACGAAGTCGATTAAGTTCGACCGTGTCAGTCTTTTCGTTAGAAACTAGCTTTAAAAATCTGTCTTTATTGTTCATATTGCTTTTCTAAATTAACAAATTAAGCCTTAGCGTTATAACTGCGAGGTTCATAAACCCCACCTTTATATTAAGCATCTGTTTCTTATTCCCTATCTAGAAAGGGGTCAGTTCCAACGACTAAGGCTTAATTTGTTGGTTTAGTTAATCTTTCAATTCCTCTCCACAATTCTTCTGCGTTATCGTTCCAAATATACTCACAAGTTTCTAATTTATGGTTAAACGGCACTTCCACAAAAAACAATTCTTCGTTATAGTAGTCAATCTTTGTAAATCTGTGGCACTCGTATCTTAACAAACAACCCTCGCCAGTACATTTAGTTAGTTCTTCCATTAAATAATTTTACTTCCTTTACTTAAATTATCAAAAGCCCACAAAGGTTGTAAATTATTATAATTACACAACCTTTTCAATTCTTCTTTGTCTTTTGCAGATGACAAAGGTATTATATGGTCAATATGCCATCCCTTTTTACCATAGTTATCCCAAGTCATTCCATTTTTAAATTTAGATTCTATATGTTTTTTAGCTTCATCGAATTTACACCCCAGCATCTTTTCATTAGAACTATCTTTTTTCCAAGAACTTCTATTAAAAGCCATATTTGTTCTTTTTCTTAATGCAACCTTGAATTTGAATAAATCATCTTCTTTTAATTTGTTTCGCTTTCTATCTCTATAATACACCCTCATTTTATCCTTGTTAGATTCAAGCCACTTATCCCTATTTTCTTTTATTTTTTCTTTGTTTTCTTCTCTATATTTTATATGATAGTCTTTTATTTTTTCTTTGTTTTTATTAGCATACTCCAAAACATTTTCTTTTATTTTTTCTTTGTTTTTTTTGTAGTATTCTTGGTTGTATAATTTTGTTTGCTCTTTATTCATAGAAATATTGGTTTGATAGTATTTTCAATACCTATAAAAGATTCTATTACGAATCCTCTGCGACCTTTTTTAAAATTTGTAGAAACCCATTGACTACTTGGAGAAAGTGCTGGATAGTTGTAATAGTAGAAGTCATCGGATCCAGCCATATCGAATAAGCATTGGTGCGAATCCCCTTTTTTAAATACTATCTTCTTTGCTTTCTTGTAAATATCGTTGTGTTTGCAATATTGGTCTATTTTCTCTATTTGCTTTGTATCGAGTTGTGGCTTAAATCCAAACTTCAATGTGCTATCGTCTTTTCCGTGAGTTATAACAAAGCAAACATCATTAACAAAGTAGTGGCTTATAAAGTTTCGGTAATTATTTACGGTTACGTTTCTGTATTTCTGTTCAGCCAAACTTTTGAAAGCTGAATTTACAAAGTAACCAAACGACCCAGCGTGGTTATCGTTACAAATGTTGTTGAATTTAATCTCTTTGTAATGGTAGATTAACTTATTCAGGATATTCATCTTGAATTTCAAAGCAGTATCGAATACTTCTTCATTAGTCATATTCTGTGGCAAATCGTGACCTCCTCTTGTAGTCTTACCATTAAATCCATCTAACAAATCCCCAAGTTCATCCACAATAAGCAAATTGCTGGTTTGATTTTGTACAATATTATGTACAATTTCATCTGATGCTTTGATCACTTCTTCAGCATTCCACTTTGTCGCATACATTGAATTCCCTTTTGAATTAGTGTCCATACCTATGTGAACGTCTGAATAGGTTAGTACGTCAAAATCTGATGGATTGTACTCTTTTGAAATTTCAACCTCAACTGGATTGATATGCTTTGAAATTATTAAATCAAAATCAATTTCTTCTTTTGAAATATCAATTACATTTTCTTTAAAAACTATATTATAAAAAGGTGTTCCAGTATGCGAAACAAGTTTGTAAGACGTTATGTCTTTTCGTGGTAGATTGTACACTTGGCAATATTCGTCAATCTCCATCATTTTACCCTCTTTACTCCAAGCAGATAAAAGAAATTCTTTCTTTGGTTTGTATTGGTTAGATTTTGATTTGCTTTTAACCTCAACTTTTACCCCTCTCATTTCGTCAAGTTTACTAACTTCTTCATCTGTTAAGTAGTATCTTGGGTTGCCGTGTCTGGTTTTTGGTTTTAAGGCAAAGCCTAGACTTATAGCCTCGGAGTTGTTCAGTCTTATTCCTTTCATAATAACAAATATACTATAAAATTTTTTACTCTCGATTTTTTTATGTTAATTTGCATATAAATCGAGAATTATGCTAAAACAGATATTAACAGACAAGGTGGATAAACTTTGGGAAGAATGCCAAGACAGAAACATTGGAAGTAACGAGGCTGAGCTTGACTTTAAGGCTAGTATCGTTGATTTTATGATTAGCGAGAAACATTTTAAACAAAATAACATCAAGAATTACTTAACCTACTTATTGATAATAGTAGCAAGCTTTATAACTTGGTTTTGTATTTTTTCGTTTGTATTTTTTTTCTTTAATTTGACAAACTGGAGTGAGAAGTCGGTACTAGCTTTTATATTTCTATCTGTATGCACGTATTTAGGATTAATAATAAAGTACGAAATCAAAAAAAACAAATGAAAAATTTAAGAAAAAAACTAATCTATGCACTTTATATTTTGTTGGTTGCTTTTACTTCTTGTACTAACGAAAAAAACGATATTAGTAGAATTAAAATAGTAGAAACTACTGTAATTAACAGGCATAGACTAAGCATTATTAAGGTTGATGATAAAGAGTTTTTCGTGAACGCTAACGGAGGTATAGAACCATTAAGCAATTGCAACCAACCAACACAATAAAACCAATAATCCACCAGTTAAACTTCTTTGTTTCGTAATATTTTACTGGAATCTTTCGCTCAATAACCTTATCAATAAAGATTGTATCACATTCCCCATTGATATAGACTGAATCCCTTATTTTAACCACCTTTACCGTTAGATTATCCTTTGTTACTATCACCGTATCAAACAACAAAGATTCGTGTACTATCGTATCTGAAACAACCTTATCTGTAGTTAATTGAATCGTGTCAATCAATGTAACTGAATCTGTCGTGTGAACAAATGGATATTTGCGAACCAATCTCGAATGCCTTTTGATTGGACTGCATGAAGTTAAAATTAATAATATTAGGATACAGTGTTTCATACACCGAGAAAGTTGCAAATAAAATCAAAATGTAAATTCACAATCTTATCCTGTCCTTCTTCAGTCATGAGTATTTCCTTGCATTCCTTTTCATTTGTCATGAAGAAATTTTCCGTCAAAATAAATGGACAAATCGTGTTTCTTAATATGTAGAAATCATTATTTTTAACACCTCTATTCAACGAATCAGGAAATTCAACCTTCATTTGTTTTGAAATCAAATCCGCCATTACCAAAGAATCAACACTGCAATTGTTTGACACATGAACACTCCACCCATTCGCCCTTGCATCTTTAAAGGCATTGGAATGAACAGAAATACCAATGAATTCAGTATCAGGATTTGATTTGATTTCATTATTTATGAAATTAACTCGTTCACTCAACTTCATATCCGCTTCCGATGGATTTGCATTGAATACCTCAATACCTTTATCAGTTAATTTATCAGTCAATTTGGCAACAATCTGACGATTTCCAACTCCTTCAAAATATTGAGAACCATCATCCCAAATTGGTGACCTTTTCCCAGCGGTTTGGTAAACACCATCAATCATTCCACCATGTCCAGCATCTAAAATTACAATCATTTCTTCAATTCGTTTAAATCTTTCTTAAATTCTTTTGCTCTCTTTATTAAAGATCTCACAATCTCAACAAATGGTTTATTCCCTAACTTTTGACTTGTTTCATCAATTGACTTCATTTCAATGTATATCCAAAAGGCAGTAACCAATTTAACGCTTAATAATTTAATTCCAAATAATTCACCTTCAAATATCACCTTTGAAACAATCAAAGCAAATAAGATGCTGAAAGTGTAGAAGAAAGTTTTAACAACCACATTAAACAACTTGTCTGACTGATATTCTTTGTTTTTTATCGCGTTATAAATTCCGAGAATTGTATCACCAGCAATTGCCATAATAACCAATAAAACCATTCCTTGAATTGGTGCAACAAATGTCGCAAATATCATACACAAAGCCACAAAAGATTCCTTAATGTTGGTTAAATCATTCATTTTATCAAGCTATAATTGAAACCATTACTTTTGCTTACCGAACAATCATCCCTTAAATGCCTTCCTTTTATATTGGTGCAATCGCATCCATTATCCCAAACATCAAATCCAGCATCACACAAATATGTGCGAATCACATCGAAATAACTATTTGCCCTTTGTTTGGATTGTTCCCAAATATCCTTCCTATCTTTTGAATCTGTGGTTTGACTGAAATCACTCAATTTAACAGTATTTCCGAATGGTGTGTCGTTTGTAACTCCAAAATAAGTGTATCTACCCCATGCAAATTCAACCAAAACTGCCTTCAATCCTTGTTGTGTCCATGTGCATGAATCTTTTTGAAAGTCACCACCATTCAATAATTCGGAATAAACTGGATTTGTAAGATTTGCAAGCACATCGAAGTAAAATGAATTGCCCAACAACAACCTCAAATCTTGCTCCTGTGCATCTCTTATGTATTCGTTTATTCTTGTAGTTGGTGTATGCAAAGAAATGTCTTTGTAATTCGCCAAATCTGCCGCATCAATTATCAAATCAATCATTCTTCAATTAGTTTTTGGATTTCAAAATCTGTTGATCTCATTTGTTCACTGCTCGAATTCTTGTAAAAATCAGTAAACACCTTATCAATGTACATTCTATAATGTTCTGTTTTTTCTTGCAAAAATATCCGCATCTGTTTAATCAACTCACCACTATTTCCAAATATACCACTTGAATTTGATGTGTCAATCAATGCTGGAGGAACTCCGAATGCTTTGATCACGTTTTCACTTGCTTTTCTGTCAGTGTATTCAAATAATTTATCGTTAACATTTGTGTTCACTTCTTTAAAGAAGATTTCTTTGTCAAGTTCATCACTATCCAAATCTGCTTCAATATGATTGAAAACTCCTTGACCATCAACACCAAGTTGACTCTTGAAATTGGATTGGAATGCATCCTTCTGTCTTTGACTTTCAAATTTCTTGGTCACAACAATCAAGTTATTCAAGAATCCCTTGTTCAATAAGTTATTCTTAAATTTAGAGGATTTGAACTCACTATCAGCATCTTTTATTGCTGGATGCACTAATGACATTGGATATATTCCTGATTCCAATTCGGAATAGAAAATTTGACCTTTAAATTCTTCAATTCCGACCTTTGAAATTTGATTCAACACAACATCAGGATTGTAAACGTCAAATTCTGAAATTGGTTCTTTCTTATCGTGCCAATTTTTAGACAATTTCAACTTTGATTTGTACCCATTCACGTCATCCTTTCCCCATCTAACCCAGTTGAAAGGAATGTGTTTAATGGATGAAATCAATCCGAGTTCATTGTAGCCTGTGTGTAAAGCAAAACCTTTATAATATGCAATGTCTGCGGAAACCTTTGAAACAATGTCGTTTATAGTTTCATTGTCTTTGTTTACGAAGAAATCAACCGATACCCCCTTTCCTTTTATGAACTTCTTAATCAAATCAACACACGCAGATGCACTAACAGAGTTATCAATAACTGACTTCACCTCATTTGGATAGTTGTTGTCTTCTCCGTAGTTAAATATCCCCTTTCTTTTGTCAAAAGATGGTTTATTGTTCGATATGTTTGTTGATCCTGAAATCATTCTCCTTCAGTCTTAACCTCTTTTTTTACAACCTTCTTTTTTCTTGGTTTTTTAGCAACCAACAATTCTTCCCAATTTTCAGGATATCTTTTGAAATGAACTATCCTAGCTTTGTTTTGTTTCAAATAGTCAATTGCAATCTTATCCGTTAATGTGTCATTTGTATAAATTTCTCTTGAATTGTGTTTCCTAATATTAGAAACAGACAATTCGAATTGTGTAGTCTTTTCCATTTTTATCCTTTTTTGTTTATTGTAAAGATACGAATTTAATCTGATATACGCATTCGTATAACACGCTGGACAACCCAACTTAATCTTTTCATTAAACGTATCAAAATAAAGGTCAGCTAATTCCTTTAATAGAACAGCTGACCTCATTACTTCATTGATATCTCTTTTTAAGATATCCGCCATTATTATGGAGTTGGAGTCAACAATGCAGTCACTGCCGCTTCTGTTGTTGCATCATCAGTGATGAAGAATGCGTAAGGAAATCCATTGTTTTCAAATCCATCTTTGTTAGATAGTGTGAATGGAAGTCCACCATTTACATTTGCATCGAATACTGCTTCAGTCAACACCATTCCTTGATCGTATCCGAACACTTTGTATCTTGATGAACCAGTTCCATCCGAACCGATGTATTTCATTTCAAGAACCGCAGTAATTTCAGCACCATTGGTGTATGCCTTTAATTGTTCCAATGCAGTTGGATTAAGGTCTCCGATGTAACCGATTAATGTGTGGATCCATCCGTCAAAGGTATCGTCTTTTGGTGCAAAAGTTGCTTGACCATTAAGAAGTGTTTTTACTCCTGTCATCAAGTACGCTTGTTTCCCTCCTGACTTCAACACTAAAGACTCAATGATTTCTTCATTTGTCGCATTAAATACGGTAGCACCTTTGTCGATGTCCGATGTGTTCATGATTGTGACAGATTGCACTATCCCCTTTGTGGGGATAGATGTACAATCTAATTCAAAACCACTTGTGATATTTTTTTCGCAAGCCATGTTTTATATTTTTAAAAATTAATATGCAACTACAATCTTGTAGTCTTCTTCCAACAATTTAGCATCAACCTGAACTGCCCATCTGTTATAGTTAAGGTTGTCTTTTCTGTCGTAGAAGAACTCATAAGAATCCAAGTCACCTTCAGATAATAGACCTAAACTCAAAGTTGTTGGAGTCACGAACAATGCTCTGTTTGGCATATCTGCAACAGTTCCATCGAATGTTGAATCGTAGATTGTTTTTGACCAATCAGGTCTTTCAATCACATCAATTCCCATGAATGCACCAACTCCTGTGATTGCTCTACCACCAGTCTCCAATTGCTCAACTGCAATTGCTGAACCAACTGTTTGTTCTTGCATGTAGAAAAGGTAGTTGTCAAACATTTCAGAAGTCAAAGCAAAATATGCATTTGAATCATTCTTCAATCTTGAATCTGCTGCCATGTACATTGATTTCAATGTGTTGTAAGCAGTATCAGATGCAAGTGTTACTTGTGCTGCATAAGTTGCTGCTGCATTTTCAGAGATTGAAATCACTCTGTTTGCTGGAATTGTTACTGCTGCAACTGCATCGAAAATTTGCTTCCAATATCCATCCAATCCAGTGATCAAAGTAGCATCAAATGTGTTACCCGCTGGATTAACGTATGCAGTATCTCCGAATGCCGAAACTCTGTAAATTGCATCCAAAATTTCTTCAGCAGTTTTAACCGCCAAGAATTGTGCAGTTTCACTTCCTTCCAAGTTGTACTTTTCAAGTGTAGTTCGGTAGTTGTTAAGCATGTAGTCCATTGAACACTTAAGTTCATCTGAACAGATTGCTAATTCATCTGCGATTGAGATAGGAGTCCAAGTTTTTGTGGAAGTTGGATATGAACTTCCAGTTGGGAATGAACAATCTCCAGTCATCTTTCTTCCTGATGCTCTGTTTCCAATCAATTGGATTCTTTTGTTGCATTCGATTCCAGTAAAGATTGCATGTAATCTTGAAACAGGAACATTTGCATTTCTGAAAGCACTCGCAAATATTACTTCGCTTAATGCTTGTACATCCTTTTCAAGGACTGCTGGTGTTGGGTTAAATATAGCCATTTTTGTTTTTTGTTTTATTTTTTGATTCTAATTGTATTGTTTATTTCTTCTTCTTTTTTGTTTGTGTTGATTTCAGGTGAAACAGATTTGTTCATCTTTTCAATAATTGGAACTAAATTTTTCAATACTTCCAATGATTCAGATTGACCGTTGATTGAATTTTTCAATTCGGAAAGTTCCGCTTTTAATGCTTCAACTTCCAATTCTAATTCACTTGGTTCTGCAACAACTTCTTCTTCAACTGGTGCAATTTCTTCTTCAACAACTGCAACTTCTGTGATCACTCCGTCAACTGTTGTCACAATGTAACCACTTTGAAGAACGTGTTCAGCATCAGGAACATTGCTTCCATCTTCCAATGTTAACTTATCACCAACCATTGGTTCAGCAACTTCAGAAGAAGATTCAATCTGTGTTCCATCTTCCAATGTTAGCATTACGTTTTTAACTTCTTTTTTAGTGATTCCTAAATCATCACTTATTTTCTTTAAACTTTCTTTTATGTTCATCTTGTTTGTATTTATTTTGGCAACCGCCTTTAATTTTTCAACTTTAATTGTGGCAAATCCTTTTTCAATTTGCTCATCTGAATTGAATTCAGTTTCAACCTTCATTAGTGACAATGATTCTTCCTTTGTTAAATTTGTTTTTGAAACATAAATGTCAGAAATCAATTCATTGTACTTTCTCAACCCTTCGGATTGTTTCGCTAATTCATCAGCATCACCGACTGTCATTGTCCAAGCATTGTGAATGAACAACTGACTGTTTGGTGTTGCTTGTCTTTCTTCTCCAGCTAAATAAATAACAGTCGCAATTGATGCGGTCAAACCCTCATTAACTGTTGTTACTTTCTTATCCAATGAATTAAGGAAATCATATATTGCCAATCCTTCATAAACGTCACCACCTACTGAATGGATATGAACAATGAATTCTTCAGCATCCTTTTGTGAATTCACCGCATTCACCACAGATGATAAAGATACAATACCGTATTCTGATGATTCCTTATCTTGCCAATTAGCAATTTCCCCGTAAATGTAAATATGTCCAATCATGAATACAAAGATAAGTAAAATAAACTTTCTAAAATTATAGAACTTTCAATAATTACTGAAAGTTTAATATATAATAATACTATACCTAATTTAATAACAAATATATATATAAATAAATAAATAAATAAATAAAGTTATTAACAAAATAAAGGTTTTTAGATAATTTCGGATTAAACACTAACAATCAGTATTTTATGGAAAATTAAAATAATTGATTTCCAAAAAACGACCCCCCCCTATCAAAAATATTTAAGTCTTTCTAAAGGGGGTATAAAAACGGGTTAAATTATTTAAAAAATGAAAGAACTTGGTATATTCTTGGTTCCGATAGGTTGCATTTTTGACTAACATTGTAGATTATATCACTTTTTTTACCACCTTTAGACAACTCATGATGATATGTTTCGTATACCTCAACCCAATAAACCCAGTTTTTATTGACAATCCCCATTTCAATACCCTTTTGAAATAGGTTTTTTTGCTTCAAATCATTGATGTAATCTATTTTACCACTCATTTATTGGGCATTTTTCGTTAATACTGCGGACTTTCATTGCAATTGGACAACTGCATTCACCACAAATTGATCCGTTTATCTCTTTTATCTCATCTTTAACCCATGCAAAAACCTTACTTTCTGCCTTCTTTGGACATTTAGCACATATTTTTGCACGTTTTAATGCAACCTTTTCCACCTCTGTGTCATTTGTTAGGTAATTATACCACCCTTTTATTATATTAGATACTTGCATCTTCAACTTTTGTTTGGTAACTACTCACATTCGAATCAATGTCCTTCACATCAACAACATATTGAACATTCTCATTAATTGGATCAACTAATCCACTTGCGGTGTCTCTTATCACGTTTGATGCAATTGAATTACTTACTGTTGGGCTAGTAAATGTTGTTCCGTCTGCATATCCCTTAACCGCATATCTGACTGCATCGAATCCAAGCATTGAATTCAACTTTGATTGTTGCTTTTTATTCAATATTGCTTCACCCGTTTTAACTGTTGCCAACATATTATCACCATTCGACCTTGATATGTTTGGAGTTCCCGATATTACACCTGTATGTCCTGTTAAATCAGTCACGCTGTATTCACCACCAACTGGTGCAATACTTTCTGAACCATCCGCAAACCCAGCTATTTTTGAAACATTTTTCAATCCCGATGCAATTGCAACACCAGCTGCGATCGAACCCCTAATTGGTGAGTCAGGTGTTGGTGGAACAAATTGTGACAAATACGCTTTTTGTGCTGCCAAATATGTTGCAATAGATGTTTCTGCAATTGCAGCGACTTTGTATGCAGCAGTGTTTTCTTCAAACAATCCTTTAACATCACCAGCGAATTGTTGGGCTGCTTGTAATTTTGAATTTTCTTGTGCTCTATATATTGCAATCTGTTTATTTGCGTATTCTTCAGATATTTTTGTTGTGTCTGCACCAATCTTTTTGGCGTATTCAATTTCCTTTTGATATTTAAATTCAAGTTCTAACAATTGTCTTTCTGCATCACTTTCTGCCTCAATCAATTGTTTGTCCCTTTCTTCCTGTGCTTTTGTTATTGCTTCTTGTTTGGCTTTTTCTTCATCTTGTTTTTCTTGGTCTTTTATTGCTTTTTTACCATCTACCAACGCCTGATCAATTGCAATAATTTCATTGTTGAATTCATTTTGTGCAGTCAATTGACTTGCTTTGAATTCTGCATCAATCACCTTCAACCTCGAATCAAATTCTTTTTGTGATATTTCTTTGGTCTTTAATTGGTTTTTAAGTGACTGAATTTCCAACGCATTTGATTCTTCTGCTATTCTTTTTTGCTCATCAAATATTGTTTTTAATCTTGCTTTTTCTTCATCCACAATCCCTTGTGTCAATACCTTAACACCATCAATTTTACTCTGATTGGTTTGCTTGAATATTTCAAGTTCAGCATTCAGTAAATCAATTGCATTGGCTGCAATAGTTTCCTGAAGTTTCAATTCATCCTTTAATCTTTTCAATCTATCTTCCTGTGCCTTTTTTCTTTTTGCTTCTTCTTCTTTAGCAACTGAATTCTTTGTTCCTAAAAATTTTAACTCCCTCGCTTGTGCCTCCGTATCTTTCTGTATCCTCTCTGCTTTCAGTCTGTTTAATTCTGCCAAATCTTCTCGACTTGTGTCGTTCTGTTCCTGCTCTAGTGTCTTTTGTTGAATCTTTAAATCAAGGATATTTTTTTCGCTATTCGCTAATTCATCAGACAATACCTTTGCTCTTTCAACTGCTGCATTCCTTTCGCTTGCTGAAAGTGTCGTGTCTTTTGCGATTGCCTCTTGTTGTTTGATTTGGTCTAGTAACCTTGCATTATTTATTATTTGGTCATTTTCTTGCTTTTCAATTTCAATTCCTAGCTTCACTATTTCCTTTTGTCTTGCAATGTTCGCTTTGATTTGGTCACCAGCACCTGCGAAAGAACCTGCTAATTTCTTTCCGTTGTCAACAATTGCATTTCCTGCCGAAATAGATTCATCTGCTAATCCTTTCAATTCGCCTTTTAATTTCTCAACTTCTTCATCTGTTCCAAACAATTGCGCCCATCCTAATTGAATTAATTTAACACCCGCAAGAAACGTGTTTTTAAAAATAACGAAATTATTCTTTAATATCTCAAAAGCTGGAATCGCAGCGTTTTGTAATATCGCAACAATGGCTGAAAACGCTCCCTTTACTGGTGCCAAACCTTTTGCAATTGCATCAGCCCCCCTTTGTGTAGATGCGAATGCTGCAATCAATGAACCTAACAATACGACTATTGCCCCTATTCCTGTCGCTATCAATGCAATTCTAAAAAGCTTTAGCCCGTTTGTAGTTCCTTTTAGAGATGCACTTACACCTCTTAACGCCGCTTGTTTTGATTTGAGATTGCCAATGATACTACCAACATTCACACCCATGATATTGATTGACCCACTCAAATCTGTAACTGCTGCCTTGTAATTTCCAACATCAACTTGGTTATTCCCTATTGACTTGCTTAAGTCTTTGTATTCTTGGTCCTGTGCCTCGATAGTTTTAAGCAACTTTCCACCTACTTGCTCATTCTCCCTTTGTTCTTTTGTAAGATTCTTGTAAGTTGTCTTATTAATGTTCAAAGCATTCCTTAAAGAATTGATTGAACCATCTGTTTTAACAACCGTCTGTTGTTCCCTTTCTTGCGCCTTGATATTGTCTTCCAGAATCTTCTTGTAAGTTCTGCTTTCACCGCTTAACTTCTTAATGGATGCCTCATTCTGTGCATACGTTTGTGCTTGGTCTGCGTTTGCCTTTGTCAATCCATCTGTGGACTTCTTCAATTGCTGATTCTCTTTCTTCAAAGATGCAATTTGTTTCAAGACATCACCTTGTTTCTTCAACACTTGTGAATTGTCAATATCTAATTTTAGTAGACTTACTATTTGCTCTGCCATTGTTTTAATTTAATTTTATTAGAACCCATTCTGACAGACCATCTGGTCTTGTCTTAATCGATTGAACTACAAATTTACTGTTTAATTGTGAAATGAATATTTTGTTTTGAAAGCTAAAAGCATCAATCAAATGTCTTGGAACACGCATCAATAATTTCACTTCTTGATACCTGTTTAAGACGTAATCTCTAAGACTAGAATAGTTGTCTTCAATTAACCCATTCCAGTCTAATCTGTTAGAGTTTGTAGCGATAAATAAACCTAAAGAAATTGTGTTGACAACTCCCGAATAATTAATAACGTCAAAAGAAAGGCTGTTAATCACTTGAACTGCATCAGCTGGAAACAATCCTTGCGCATCGTAAAAATCATAATTGACAACTCTAAAACCAACATCTTTAGATGATGAATTTAGATTAGTGTCTTCATATCCATCTGCACTCATAAGTTGCAAGTTAAGAGAAATATCTCCTATTTTCTTATCGTGAAAAGATGCCGTTATATTGCTATCTATTATCGTCTTGTCTTTATTGAAATTGTTTGCAACAAAAACGCTATTAAATTTCTCAGGTCTATTTTCTAGATATTTGTATTTGAAATGGTTCACTTTTCCGAAACCACTTTCAAACTTCTTGCTAATCACGTTTGAGAAATAGTCTGATAAATCAATTGTGTTTCCAATATTAGGAGTGTAAACATCGTTAAGGCTATAAACTTCAATGTTTTTGTTAAGCGAATCCACCTCAAAAGCTAAATTGAATAATTCAAAAATGTAGGAAATGAAATCTAACTGAGTCAAGTCTCCAAATATATTGCTAAAGTACATATCGCTTGATTCAATAACCCCTACCGAACTAATATGAGGATGTCCGTAATCTCCAAAAGAAATTTTATAATCCGAACTAGCAATAGTTGAAGAAACTACCGTTTCAATCACACTACCTTTTGGATAAACATTGGTTGTTGTAAAATATCCCGCGTAATCATTAGCGGTTGTTGATGGCGAGTATGATAATCCGTAAGTACCTGGTTGCAACACTCCGTCTATGTAGGTCTGTATTAATATGTTACTAGTGCTGAAAGTTTCTATCTTATAAGAATACGTGTAAAATATTCTACCAGTTTTTTTTGTCTCAAAAGTATTTAAAACAATGCTTTGAATTCCATTAATTGTGGTGTTTTTTGATATTTCATTTACCTCTGCGTTAAAGTCAAATAACTTACCACCACCAAACAATCTATTGGTTAACCTTCCGTTTGTATTATCGTTAAATGTGTACCCTACATCTTCCGCAATAAACTCGAAAGCCTTTAACACATCGATATAAGGACTCATTTGGTATTCTGCTATTTCAACTGAATTAGGAACGTAATTAACAACAGGAATAACACTACCATACAAATCCTTTAAATTAGGCTGGGCAGTATTGTACCAAGATGCACCATCAGCAGTAAGAAAGGGATGCGGTCTATTGTCAAAAGGTTCGTAAAGATACTTATCTCTTATCCGATCAAAGAAATCATTAATTCCATGTGTCACGTCAACCTTATATCCAGCATCTGAAATTTCTCTTAAATTCAATCTACCTTTTTTGATTATTGGTGTACCATCTTGGATGTATTCAACATAATTAATTTGATAAGGTTTGTTTGACACATTGCCATTCAAATCTAAGTAATCAAACACCTCACTATTATTCGCAGTAAATGGAAGTACGAAGTTATTGGTCACTCCTGACAACCTTTGTTTTAAATTATTGACATCAAATGATTGCTTTGTTACACTTACAAACTGGTCTTCAAATAAATCAATTCTACTCTTTTCGATTCCACCGCCAACTGTTCCAATTTGCTCCCTTATCCACATAAAATCATCAATGTATGTGGGACTTGGATTCGTTGTTGTAATTGTTCCAGTATAAACTGCGTTAATATCTTGGATGGTGTTACCGCTACCCTCGTTTGTTGGAAAATATGCTTTTAGTCCAGTTTCAGCACCAGTGTAAACTCGTGTCATATCTGCGACAATTTCGGATTGAGTTCTTGCAGTATTCCAAACCGCTAAGTCTTTAAGTTTACCGTTAAAATAATCCGTTAGCAAAGTCCAATTTCCCCATTCAAAATTAGCTCCACTTCTTGTAAATCCTAAATTTGCAGTAGGGGCGGTATTTGTCTGCGCCACTCCATCAACGTACATTGTAGCTCCTGTTGTTGCATCTAATGAAATTGAAATATAATACCATTGTCCACCATTGAAATACTGCCCAGCATTTGACTCAATTAAAACAAAACTGTTACCGCTCGAAGAAGTAGGTAAATACATTCTAATCACACCAGTATCTCTAAATTCAGCGTAGAAAGTACGTTGACCACTTCCAGCGTATTGAGATGCAAAAAATTGCCTATTCTGACCATTGAAAGTTGTCACATCAGGATTAATCCACATAGATATTGTCCTTGTTCCAGTTATAAAACTATTCCCTAAATCAACCTTATCTGAATAAACAGAATCAAAATGCAACGCATCATCAAAAACAGGAACGCTTCCGTTTTCTTCAATTAAATTTAACTCATTCATATTAGTAAGATTGATTGTAAATTATGCCTAAATCAAAGGTGAAAGAAAATTGTTTTGATATTTGTTTACTGCTGAATCCACCTGAATTGTTTGTCATTTCAACCCTTCTCCATTTGTTACCACCTTCCCACAATTCAATCACAGGACTATTGATTAATGCCGTCATCATGTTATTGTCACTCTCGCTGGATGTTGTTTCAGTTACCACCAAATAGTCATTTACTTCATTTCCAAGTGACACATTCCTACTTCTTGCAATGCTTAAATCGTTGTAATTTCTTTGAACTCTTGATTTGTTCTTTCTTTGCTTTTCAATCGTGTACACATCAGTAAATAACCAAAAGGATTGACCACCATTGCTATTGGTAAACCTGAAATATTTGCCTTCGCATTTCGGAACCCTATAATCAATATCCACAAATGTGTCTGATGCACCGATATTGGCGATTTCATATCTTGAAGTGTTTGACAAATTTATCAATTCATTACCATCTGAATCAATTAACACCAATCTCAACATTCTATCTTCCAATGTTGTTGGAAGCGATGAGTTAATAACTATCAAACCAAGCGAATCAAAAACAATTTGTTGAGATGAACCAAATGAATCAAATTGAACGTCTATTGGGTAACCTTTCCAACAAGTAACTTGAAAGTCATTCACACTTAACTGCTCCATGTATGCGGATGGTGCATTGTAGGAATAATCAATCATGTCAGCAGATTCCAATATCTGCCTACTTGCTTTCAAGAAATAAACAGGAATAGATGTGATCAAAGTATCAACAACCGCTGTGCCATTATAAACATTGATTTCAAACAAATATCCCCTTGAGATTGTATCATCAACAAATAACGCACTTGATGCAGTCAATATACTTGGGAATGTGTATTGCGGTTCAATGAACTGTTCAAATTCATAGACAGTCCCTCTTACAATTCCACTTAAATTGTATTTGAAATTACCCGATGCATCAGGAATCAATTCAACCGTGGTAATATCAACACCTATTGAATTTTTGATCGTCACATTCGCTTTGTCATAAGATGCAACCGAACTACTGAAATCTAAATAGTAAGGATTGAATCCAGCAATCAATCTGGAGTCATTCGGTAAATTAGTTGTTATTGCCATATCATTTTGCCTTTTAAAAGTTTCACTATTTGCATTCCTTCATCCTTCGATTTCACCCAACAAACAGGATGTTCAGTTTTAAACACTTCATCCTTCCACCTTCTCCATCCTTTGACCTGAATTCTGTACCTCATGACCTCATTGTCAATCAACCTCGTGTCCTTAACCAACCTATATTTTTTACGCTTTTTGGTAAAATTTAAAAATTTCAACGTCAACATTGTTTAATTCTTTTTTTTGTATTTCTTGTAATAATTTCTCAATTCTTCCATCTAACAAAATAGACGAAATAACCTTCCCAACATTGTATTGATTTGGAACTTTTATTCCTTCTCTTGCTATTTTACGTGCAATCAGGAAAGCGAGTTGTTCATCGGTTATGTTATCCCTTTTTACAATCTTACCCAATTGCACCCACTTCAATATTGCATCCATTGGTGGAAATTTTCCCGCCCTTCTTCCTGTCTCCATTACCCTTGCATGAAGTGGTGCTTTAATCTCAATTGAACTATCTGATGTTTCATAAACCAAACCACGTTCAAATGCACCCGACGCCTTCAAACCCATCTTAATGTAGTTTAGCACCAAATCTTTTGTGGTCTGTTTACCAAAATTATCTAACTCCTTTTTATACATCTAAATTCGCAGTAAAGTCAATTAAATATCCATCCATGTTTGCATCCATGTAGTTCACCCTTTTGGTTATTTGTGAAACAGTTAAATCAATCTCACTGCAATTATTCAGTTGACTGATGAATGTTGTCATGTCATCGTACAATGGAACAAAGTATTTGTCAAACCTGTAACTTAATCCACTTGGATCATTGTTTCCCTGATAGAATGTTTCAGATATTACCGATTTCATTCCCATGAAAAAAGTACCTCTGAAATTGGCTAAATTCAAATACAATTCACCTTGTTTGACTGGAACAATATCCATTTCATAAAGGTGAAGAAATTTATCTGTTGTCGCTTCGTTTGTCTTTAAATTAGCAAATGCCCTTGTTCCATGTGCAAACACGAATCCATTGCTGGATGAGTAGTTGTCAAATAAAGTGACTAATGTTTGTAGTTCGTTCATTTTATCTTGTTTATTAAGTCAGAGTAGTTCTTTTCAAAAAGTGAATTTACACTACTCTGTAATGTTACAAAGGTAGTGAAAAAATATATCTTTTCGTAAGGCAAATTCTCGTAGTATTCCCACTTTGATTTGTCCCCTTGTGCAAGTGAATCAACCAAGTTATAAATACCAAATTGATTGAGTCTTTTTGCACCACTCATTTCCATTGCAATCTGTTTATTAGCATCAACAAATGAATCTAATTTGGATTCACGTTCCCTTGACAATTCCAACTTCTGAATGATGTGATTAATCAATCCAAATAACGTATTTACTTTAAGAAATGGAATCAGAAACATTGGAATTCTAAACACCATTTTTAATGCGATACAAATGTCAACAAAATCACCTGATGACATTAACCGCCTTAAATAGTCAAAGTCTTTCAATTTAAACTGAAACACTTCTTTTGCTTTAAAGATAAACCTATCCTTTGGCTTTACCAGTGTCAAATATTCAAACGCTTGAATCTGATCTTCTTCCGATAATTTCAATAACTTGTATAACCTCATAATCTTAACCCTGAAAAACCTTTATTTACTAATTCAAAATAATATCGCATCATAATCGAATCCCAATCATCAGGAGACCTTCCAATTAATTCCTTCACCTTTTCCTTTGGCAACAACTTAACCTTTCCATCTTTGTCCATCTCAACCAATTTCACCGCTTCCATTTCCTCACTTATCAAATCAATTATTTGCTTATCTCTGCAAATCTCTCCAACCTCTTTGTTGACAATTTTCAACGCCATCTTATGTGAACATTGATTTTTCAAATTATCGTAATTCTCTCCATTCAATGCTTTGGAATTATTTACAAATCCTTTGCATCTTAGAATATCAATAAGTCCACCACCAACACCATCTTCATCTGCAACAACTCTTGACCTACTTACACCATATTCAGCCATTAAATTCCTAACCCTATCTGCAAGTTCAGTGATTGTGTTTTTATCAATTGCAATCCTTTTGATGCATAACCAACCTTTCCAAACTCGAATGACTGATTTGTCCTTTCCTTTTCTTGCTACGTCCACCGTTAAATAGACTTCTTTTTCTTCACTTAAATGTACCGGATTAAAATAGTCAACAATAGAATCAAAATCAATCAAGGCACTTGGGTCATCGTCATACTCCCAATTCCCAAAATACAACCTTTGTTTACTATTCTTATCCAAACTCAACAGTGATTCAAGGTAAGACTCAGGAAGATGTGGATTGTCAGTTGGTAATGCTTGGATAAACACCTTGCCTTTTGGAAGTGTTCCATCTTTTGACTTCTTATAAAATTCCTTGTAAGTCCAATTTTTAGCTGGATTGCAAGAACCTAATACCTTTGGAATGATTCCAAATTGATTAAGTTTATATCTGCACCTCGATAAGACAATCTGCCAAGCCTTGTGGACAACCTGATTGCATTCATCTATAAATGCACCACAGATTTCAAGTGAACCAAGTGAATCAAAATTGGGGTCAGATGGATAAAGAAATAAATCCTTCAATAATATCTCACTCCCATTATTCCACTTGATAACATTGGATTGCGCATTGTATGTGAACTGGTCACCCAAATTAAGCAAGGATGTTAATTCAAAAAATGTGTTTAAAGTTGTTTCTTTGAGTGCCTTTAATTTAGACCTACCCATTAACCACCTCGAACCCTCGTAAGTTTGGCAATTTTCAATAAGCCATAAACACCCTAAGGCTGACTTACCTCCACCCGCTGCACCAATTTTCACCCCCCCTTTCATTATAAAAGGGGGGTTAACAACCTCCGTATAAAACCTCCTTTGTCTCGCTATCTTTTAGGAAGTATACGGCATTTTCTTGTTTAATTAATAATTTCATTCAATTTTTTTTGATAAAACAAATATACAAAAATTATTCAGGTTTCACGCCATTTCCTAGTATTACATTAACAGATTGCATTTTCTCGCCGTCTGTGGTGTGGTCTATTCTTTCCGTAGGTCTTCCAAGGTAATACTCCAGAAATAGCTTTATCGCTTGCATATCTCCTTTTAAAGCTTCTTGCTTTAATTTTATAATGACAGAGACTACCTCTTCGCTTGTCGATGCTTTATCAAGAAGTTTCTTGTATTCGTTTTTCCTTTTATCAACCCCTTTCGCTTTAGTTGAATTACCCCCGTTGTTCTTTCTCTTATCCATATCAATAGAATTCAAATTTTGATTTTACTACAAATATAGTAAAAAAATATCACTCTACTATTTCAATCTTATCAACATCTACTCCAAACTTTTCTGATATTTCCTCAATAGTTATTTTTGTTTTCAATTTTCGGATGTGTTTCCAATTATCAACACAAAAAGGTTTGTTGTTTTTAAATTTTTTTCCATCCATATTCAAAACACAAACAAATGGAAATTCTGCTCCCTCTATCTTTGTTATAAATATTCTTTGTTGCTATTCAGTATCATCATCCCTAACCCCAACCAATTCCCCTCTTTCAAATTCTTCTACTAGGTGGTTCTTAATTTCACTTGCTGGGTAGTACCACCAGTCTTCTTTAAATCGAACCCCAGATAAATCACTATCTTTATTAGAGAATTCTATTATTCCTATTTCCCCGATGTGTTTATCCATATCGCTTATATAATGTGGGCCTTTAAACCTAAAACCTCTCACTCTTTTACCTATTAAATTTTCCATTGTTTTTTATTTTTTGTTGTATCTATCCCAGTTTTGTTGAACACGTTTTGCGTGTACTAGGTCTATTTCTAATTGTGTTAGTATTTGTTTTTCTCGTAGCTTATCGCAAAGGCACTCTTCTTTTGTTTGCTCTAAGATAGCTAAAGTTATTAAAACTCCTAAAATAAACGATATTATTATTTTCATTTTATGTTTTTTT